CTGTCTTAACTGAGCGCCAAGTCCATCTCCCAAACTTCTGACGCCCGGAGTTGGCGTTGCGGGAGCTGAGTTTGTTGGAGGGGCAGTAGGATTAGCTGGCACTACTTCTGTGCCTGGAACTGTAGGAGTTTCTTGTGGAGGTACAAATTCTGGCGCACCACTGTTATAAAAATCTACATATTTTTTGTATCTTTCACGGTATGCTTCATCTGATTCAGGCCCAAGTCCAGACACTGGTTGGCTCATTTTATAATCTTCAAAAGACATAACTTCAGAAGGACCTTCTTGCACCAAAGGTAGATCTACTTGCGTAGGGTCCATATCAGCGACTGGATCGGTAACAACTGGAGCAGCATCAGCAGATTTTATTCGGTCTAAATAAGCCTCGTATGCTCTATCTTGCGCTTTACCAATACTACCAGAACCGCCCATACCAAAGTAAGGGCTGTTATACATATCCATAGTTCCAATACCATTACCTGCCGATAAATAATCTTGAAACTCTGGAGCGTCAAAAAAACCTGGATCAAGATCAGAATATTCTTCTTTAAGTTTTTGTGGATCTGGAGGCTCAGGATTGAAAATTGGATTAACAATTGCTGGCTCAATTAGTGGGTTAATATATCCTGGGTCAGTTACTGGATCGGGCAATCCTCCATCTTTTTTAAGCTTCTCTAAAATTGAAAGACCAGGTGGTTCTATTGGAATACCCTGTTCTGATACAGCTGCAGATCCAATTCCTTGATCTATTGGGTCTTGAGTTGTAACCGGGTTTGCAGCTTCTTGTTGTGCTTGAACCTTCAAAGCTAAAGCCTCACGCATAGCGCTCATATAGTCACCGCCAGAAGCCATAAGCTCTTTAGCCTCTACCTCCTTGTCCAACGCTTGTTGCAATAAACTAGGTTGCGTTGTCGTTACAGGATCGGGATCGCTTTCTTTACTTAATGCTTCCTGATTAGCTAAAAAATCAGCCTTGTAGCCTTTGTACTTACGTTTTGCGTTCATTGCTGTTTGATTAGGATTTCTCCTTAATTCATCTTCAACAAAAGCTTGAAAACTAAGAGGTTCTTCAGCCATAGTAGCGCTCCATAGTGATTTAACACCGACGATATATAAAAAAATCCCGTAAATCAACAAAATAAGCCGAATATTTGTTCGGGTTTGCCCGCAGCGTTCCAGCTAAAATGCAAAAAGACGCCCCGCGAAAGAAATAAATTCAGGGCGTCTTTTCTAAAGATGCAAATTTTTACAGGCCATCACCACAACAAGCCTTGGAGCGTAAAAATTAAATCATCTTGTCACTTTGTGTTGAAATCAACACTAACTACGTTATCTAACTCTTTGTTCTCAGTCACAATAATCGTTCTGTGACCAGTTCCCTGGCAGTAATAACAACGATCTGTAATGTAAGCACCGATCCTATCATCGTACTCGGTATACAAACCTTTGCCCATACAGGAATGGCAGTTCTCACTTTCATCAACTACATTCATTTAAAGCTCTCAGAGATAAAAAAGTTTAAAAAACTTTCTGTAATTGTTATTTTCTTTGGCTCAACAGGTTTTGAAGCTTTCTTCATAACCTTCTTCATATCCTTAACCCAAGCACCACTATCTTTTAATTTATAAATAATATAATGCAACTGATTAGGCTCTAAACCTAGCTTCTTAGCTATGGCTTTGTTTGAAAGCTCACCTCGAAACGCAAGATCGTGCGCCTTATCAATTAACTTCTGGGGGTATTTAGATTTTATTTTCATTGTCTTCCTCCTTTATTGCTAATCCTATATTCATTGCTATCTGTGGCACAATCGCGTTGCCTAGTCCTTTAAGTCTGTCCACCCTTCTGGGTATCCCATGAGCCACTCTACCCACGTCGGGTTCAATCTCCCAGTTGCATCCCCTACCTCCCCAGCTATCACTTCCTCTAGGTTGGACTTGTTGCGGTTCGCTAACTGCTCCCTGTTCTCCTCCGTTATCATCGGGTGTACTTTGTTCGCTCTGGGTGTCGGCCACATCTTCTCTGTATGATTCACTGCGTCTCTCAGTTTCACGCCCCACCGAACTCCGTCCTTGTTCTTCCGACTGAACGTTCCGTTCTCCAACTCCACGTCCTGCGCTGTTCCCCCCTCCACGTCCGATGCCGTTGGAGTCGGCCAGTTCTTGACGTAAAGATCCATCGTCTTCTCGTCCACTTGTTCTCGAAGGTTGCTCGGTCTGGATCTGCCCTTGCGATGCCCCTCTTGCATCTTCTTCGTTGACTCCTCCGACCTTGGCGGTAGATGATCCATCGTGTTGGGCGTTGCCCACAATCCAGAGTCTGTCTCTTCTGTGGGGAGCGTTGACACCGCAAGCTGGAACAATAAACGTCCTTGTGGCGTAGCCTTCGGCTTCCAAGTCAAGCAACACCTGGTCGAGACCCAAGGCGATGTGACCATGAACGTTTTCGAAAACGCACCAAGTCGGTCTTTTGTGTGCAACAATTCTAAGGATGTACGGCCAGATGTGGCGGTCATCTTCTGTGCCTTTTTGCTTTCCCGCGACGGAGAAGGGTTGGCATGGGTATCCCGCCGTGAGGATGTCACAGTCGGGAACAAGTCTTTCTGGGTCATGTGCTAACTCCTTTACATCTGTAGCTATGGGTACATTTGGAAAATTCTTTGCGAGTATCTTACGACACCACTCCTCGGTGTCGCAAAATAAAATCGGGGTAGACAACTCAGCCCACTCAAAACCAAGGCTAAAGCCACCAATACCCGAACAAAGATCAACGTGTCTAAGCATCATTCATCTCATCTTGAAGGCGCCAACTCTTTGACCTGTAGTCGGTCATAATGCACCAATCGGGGTTGGGGCTACTGTACATATCCCACAACATATGAGCCTCAAAACCCTTTGCACTCAGAACTTTCATCGTCAAAAGCGCGGTTAATTTTTCGTGCTGAGACAACCAATACATGATGTATTTCTTATCGGGATCTAACTCTATTTTCTCATAGCTAGAGTTATTTCTTTCAAATCTATTCCATTGGCTCTCATAAAAGCTTTCACAACTTGTATGATACAACTTATCGAAATCATCTAATGTGTATTCAACTATCATGTGGCCTCTCCCTTCCTAACGTATGCGGTTGCTTTAATTTTTGCAATCGCCTCGTCTTCTGGCAACTCATTCAAGAACACTTCGCCATTCTCTCTAAGTCTGTCCATGTTCTCTTTGGTCGGTTTTAAGTTCTTGCCATAACTCCACATTCTACCGTTGGTAATTCCGCAAATCTGTTTTAAAAACGGCTTATAATGCTTGATCTCTAAATGATCTTCCAACAAAACATGGCAAGCGTGTTCCATACTACCGTTAATCCAAACGCCTTTATAACCTTTGAACTTATATGCTTCACGGCAATATTGCTCTACCGCATTGCGCTTTGCTAAATAATCGCCCTTAAATCTAGGGTCTTGATATTCAGTGTCAGCACCGCCTTGACCATGATTGCCGACAAGCGCAAATGGCTTGCCGTCAACATAAAGTTTAGCGTCATAACATTGAGTTTCCTCAGACTTCCACTGAGCGTGTTTAATGCTTTTTAATTCTAATTTCATATCAAAATCCTCCAATATCATCATCTAAGTAACCGCAAAACATATCGCTCTCATCGCGGTAAAACCAACGAAACTTGATGCCCTCAAACTTGTGCCTCAGAAAATGGGCAATCGGTGTCGGGGGTGACCATGCGGTGTTAAAACCAAACCAAACGTATAATTCATCGTCATAATCATCGTTATCTGTCTCAACGTGATGAACGCTATTCCACTTGGTTCCCCAATTCTCACAACACCAATCATAAGAACCAAGAGTGCCATGCTCTTTCTTTAAACGACTTACCTCTAATTCAGTAAGGCGCTCTCCAACACCATTTGGCTTGGTTGAATCTTGATAATGCCATTTAAGTCCATTGCCACCAGATTTTGATTGGCAAATGTCATTAAAGATTTTTGGCATCGGAATGATTTTATTAAAGTCAAATGGATTATCATCGGACTTTACAAAATCCAAAAACTTACGTTTCTGATGGCTCATGTCAAAAGTAAACGTCACTTCATTTGTTACCCAATTAGGCATTATTTCTCTCCTTCAAAATGGTGGTTCTTCATTGGGTTCGCAAGGCAACCAAGCTTGATGTCTTACCCTCTGAAAATTTGATTTAGTTTTTATTTCATGACCAAACATTTGGATTAGAAAAACTTTCAAGTTATCAGACCAAATCATTATTCTTCTCCCTCATGTGGTTCATTAATATCCCACTCCCAAGTAAAACTATCCCAAGGAACAAAATCTAACTCTTCAGGGGATTGATCACTTGTCCAACGTTCACCGCAAAGATCACAAAGGTAGTAGTGTCGAGTATTCTTCCCTCGAACCCAGCTACCTGTTTTCTTAGCCGTATCTGTTAAACAGAATTTACAGTACATGATCGTCTTTCTTGTTGTGGTAATGCCTAATTTATCCCACACCTTCCAAGAAGTAAAGCCTTTTTTGGCTAAAAATTAAGTCATTGTTTTTAAACGATATTTTACGTTAAAAAAAACCACGTTAAAACTTAACGTAATTAACGTAACGTAGAATATTGAATTAAATCAATGGTTTAGCCGTTTACGTTAATTACGTTAAAAGTGCCATTTAACGTAGAATATGTAATAAAATCAAACACTTATTTTACGTTAATTGCGTTACCCCCCTTATAGGGGGGGGTATATACCTTACCCCCCTTACCGTAAATTAAAGTAACGTTGTTATCGGTCAGGTGTGGGAATAGTTAGGCTTGACCTCGTAGCCAATAACAACGATAATCGGGGCGTAACATAATCGGGGTTTCAAATGTCTAAAGTCGGTGAGTCAAGAAAAGGTGAGCCAAGGTTATCACCACAGCAACAAAAGTTCTTGGATAATTACCTACACAAAGATTTAACACAAACTGCCTCAGCAAGAGCTGCTGGGTACAAGAACGCAAATGTGTCAGCCGTCCAGCTTCTCAACAATCCGAGAATAAAAGAGCGGATGGAAGAGATGCGAATGGAACTGGAAAGTAAGTTCGGTGTCACAGTAACCAAGTCGGTTCGGGATATGCAGAGACTTCGAGATGAAGCTTGGAGTGCTGGCAACTACTCAGCCGCTATAAAGGCAGAAGAGCTTCGTTTGAAGGTCACGGGTCTCATGGTCAATAGAAGCCACGTCACGCACGAAAATTTGGACGCTATGAGCCGAGAAGACATAGCCCTTAAACTACAAGAGTTTATGGATCGTGCTAAAACACGCATGGTCGATGTCACGCCTAAAGAAAATTCAGAAAATACCATAGATCACGAGATAATCCCTATAACGAATTGTAATCCAGAGTAGAGAATTGTTCGGGAAAACAATCGGGGGTGGGCCAGACGACCCCCTGGAGGCCCCGATTTGTTCGGGTTTTCGGGGGAAAACCGGGTTTTTGCCTGGGATCGGGGCTCCAGCAGCGGGTACAACCCGATGAATTGTTCGGGTTAGCTGCACCGGACCAGGCGCTATTTTTAAGCAGCGGGCAACCCGAACATTTGTTCGGGATCGGGGCTGCAACCGGGCTGAATCGGGACTCGGATCGGGATAACCCCCTATATATAGCCTATATATTATAACCACAGGTAAACAAAACACCGCTGTAGGTTATTTCCCAGGCACAACCGGGACAGCCTCGGAACAATTGTTCGGGATTACCCCGGTTACCTGGCCGACTGCTGTGTTTTCTGCAGCTGTAGTTTTTTTACCCAGGCGGTTGCTGCGGGAACCGGGCCGAATCGGGAACAATTGTTCGGGTTTACAGCTGCTGGGCTCCTGGTTACCCAGGCAGCCGGCGCCTACTGCTGTGTTTTGTGCACCTGTGGTTACTGCAGCCCCGGCTTCCAGGTTAAAACCCGAACAATTGTTCGTGTTATTGCTTGCAGCCAGGAGCAGCATATGATAAAAGCCAGGTAGTTTTTCATTGCCAGTTCGCGCCCGTTCTGGATACCTCAACCCCGCGTTAATTTTTTTTAGCGTGGGGTATTTTTTTATGTTGACAATTATAAAGGTGTGGGATAGGGTGGGAATACCACAAGAAAAGGAGTCATTACAATGACAAAGAAAGAACAAATTCAAAGAGACTTAGAAGATACTATTATTACTGACGACAACAGCCCAACAAGAAGATTTTTTAGATGTTGGCTTGATGGGTCATATCTAGGCGAACAACATTATAAACGCAATCAATCCTATATTAAGGAGAACCTAAACAACAAAGGTCGTTTGCGTTCGTTCGTAATTGCTGAGTTTGCCAAGTACATTGCCCATGATGGCGATTGTTCCCCAAGTTATGCGCGTTGCATTGTTTTGGAGAAGATTGGCCGAAATAATATTGAAGCGCTCAACGATAAACTTATTGAAGATGCGCGGGAGTTGGTAGCATGAGCTTTTTAGAAACCAGATATCTTTACATGGCTTACGGCATGAATACAAACAAAAGGGCGATGGAGGCACGTTGCCCCTTAGCCAAACCAATGGGCGGATTTTATCTGCCCAATTACCGCCTTGTGTTTAGAGGCGTTGCCGACATTGTGCCAGAAGATGGGGGAATTGTTCCCGTTGTTCTCTGGTCTATCACGGGAAAATGCTTGCAAGCCTTGGACAGATTAGAGGGATATCCTCACCTGTACACACGGCGCAAGATTAATCACGGCTGGCTTACGTACATGATGCAAGACAAGACACAAATTTCCAAGCCTAATCATAACTATTACAGAATGATTGAAGAAGGATACAAGGACTTCGGTCTTGATGATGGGGCGCTTGCTCAGGCATCGGATGACGCTGGTGGTAGTTATTATCGTTCCCGTCACTTCAGAGATGTTCGGGTTGAGTCAATGTGATCGGGATCGGGATCGGGATCGGATCGGGGTCGGGCTTTAATTAGTCCGACCCTTTTTATATATACACATATATACATACATATACACACATATCACGCGTTCCTTATAATTAAAAAAACCGATTTTTTGAGTTTGATCAAAACCCGAACAATTGTTCGTATTATAATAAATCCCATAAAGTTCTTGCAATTCCCATATATGTTGATATTTATGTGGTACCACAAACAAACAAAGGAAAGAAACAATGTTAACATTTGGATTAGAAGTTGAAACATACGGTAGAAATAAAGAGCTAGTAAATCGTGCGTTGATAGACAATGGCATCAAGGGTTGCATCGTTAAACCCGATGGCACGCCAAACGTTGATTGCGAAATTGTATTACCACCATTGGCGCCATGCGATTTTGCTTTTGACTACATCAAAAAAGTTTGTCGCGTTCTTGAAGATATAGGTTGTCGAATTAACCGACAGTGTGGTTTGCACGTTCACATCTCAAACGCTCAGACATTGCACGCCAACCCAACCAATTTATCCGCATCAAGTATTCAACATACTGAAGCGACTGGTCGCTTCATTAATGGTTCAGAATACTATGGTGATCCAATGGACGCGGTAGCGGTTAAAGATATTATGATTAGATATGCAAAGTCTCAATCCACTATCAATTCAATGTTTCCAAGGTCAAGAACAAACAATCGTTATTGTTCTACAATGCATTTAGACAGACTGAATAGCGCAAGAACAATTGAGCAATTGCGAGATGCGACCGTTGGCAAGTTTTCAGTAATCAATCTTAACCATTGGAGAAATGGAACAATTGAATTTAGACAAGCGAGCGGTACAATTGAAGCTGACAAAATCATCAATTGGGTTTTGTTCCTAATTAACCTTGTTCAACACACTATTGAAAACCGAATTGAAAATGGTCAAAGTTCTGAGACAATTTCAACACCAGAACAAGTGTTCAGATCTGGATCTAGGATTGGTTTGATTTATTCAATGTGTCGCTCAAATGGTGGTTGCGATGTTCACGACCTAATGAACGCGACTGGAACAACAGCAATTAATATCCGCGCTAGAATATCCGAGATAAGGGCGCGACTATCAGACGGCGCGGTGGTCACTCACACCATGCAAGCGAATGGCAATTCATACGGCGACGGCCAAGACTTGGCGCGCTATGAAATACTGAGCGAGTATCAAACACAATCCACTGGCGCGCGCTTGATGCCAGCAAATCGAATTGGTTTAGAAAGTGTTTGGGCTGGCTTGCAAGATGATCTTTTTGAATGGTGGCAAAATAGAATAACCGAGCTTTCCAGATCATAATCTGGAAAGCCGAACATACACCAGAAAAGCTCGCTTAACGGCGGGCTTTTTTTTATTTGCCGTACAGCTGCTTTTTGCTGGTTGTGTATATCCATACATTAGTCCCACGTTATCCCACTCAGTGACCCGCACAATTGTTCTGGTGAGGTACCCTATCATTTTATCTGGATCGGTCGGGATCGGGCATGGATGCATACGCTACCCCCCATATGTCAGGCAATCGGGCAGATGGGGTTTACACTCTGTTTCACACCAACAATTACCACAAAAAATGTTTCTCTCAGCATCAAGCACCTTGACAGGTGTTATTTATTATTCCAGTTTGTCTTAAAAAAGGAAAACGAATGCCTACATACCGTGTAAATTATGGAACCTCTTTTGAGTTTGAGGCTCAAGGTCCAGAGGAGGTTGTTCCTGTGATGCAGTCGCGTCATAAGATAGCTGGCATGGACGATGAGCGTGCTTTTATGCGTAGATCTGCGATGGAGATGTGCGAGTGGAACGGCAAGAATTATTATTATTGCACAAGAAAGACGTATGCGAATAGCATGATGAAAAATGGTTTATTAGAATGTGTTGATTAAATTTTAATATTTTGTTAAGAATGTTTTAAATATTTTACATAACGGAGATTTTGCATGGCATTACCCCCAATGGGACCGATGAGTCCCCCTCCCCCAACACTTGGCGGCCCTCAACCAAACATGGGTCCCTCGCCTATGCCTCCGATGGGTATGGGAATGCCTCCCCCACCTCCTCCGACACCTCCAATGGCGGCGCCAATGGCACCTCCAACAATCAATCCATCTCAAAATGGAGGTCAATCTTTTGGCGGTGATGCTGGTGGTCGCAAGACTTTCAGTCAGTATTTACAATCTATGAACACATCTTTTCCACCGACACCCACTGCTCCGCCTCCTATGTCTGGTGGTATTGGCGGTGGTGCGCCTTCGATGCCGCCTTTAGCGATGATGGGCGGGGGCGCTGTTCCGCGCAGTACGATGATTGGCAGAGAGCCGCATAGGTTAGCGTATATTAATCCTGGTGAAGAGATGATGCTTCGTGCATCTGGCGGCACTGGCGAACCTGGACCTATGGGTGTTCCTGCTTTCCGTGGCGGTGGTTATGGATTTGGTGGTTTTGGTTCACCTGGCGAGGCTCCTGGTGGTGGTGAAGGTTATGGTTTAGGCGATATAGGCGGTGTAGGTCCTGGTGAAATAGATCCTGGCTTTATTGATGCGTTATCTGAAGCAGCTGTAGACAATAGCTATTTTGATGCTTTTGAGACGGATCCAGATAAACTAGCGGATCAAGTTGCTTTTGAATCTATAAGTTCTCAGGTACCCGACATTATTGGCCCGAATGCGCCTGTTTCCAATGTTGATGCTCAAAATGCTGTTGCATTAGCGACAGAAGCGTTTGATCCTTATAAAGATGTTGTTGATTTTAATACAGCTTCGACGCTTGCTGATGATAAGGAAGTAGGTTCTACAAGTTTAGATGATGCTTTTATGAGTCAATTAAATGATCCAAGGTTTACATCTACTCTTCCAAGTACAGGGATTCCTATACCTGATGTTTCTGCTTTGTATGGTGGTCTTGTAACGCCTGAAATGATGCCATTTGAAGAGATAGATTCTGCTACTGATTTTGATACTGGGTCTACAATTGCTAATTATGGAGCTTTAGACGCACAAACACCAACTGGGATTCAAGATCCATCAGGGGCATCTAATATACCTCAAATTTCTCAAGCGATGCAAAATGCTGTAACTGAGGCTCCTAATGTAAATGAAATAGCAAACATACAAGCTGCTGATGTGTATGGTTTACCTAACACTGGACTTGATACATCATTTTCTGCTGCACAATTTGCAGATACTTTAAATCCACAAGGTCCTCCTGTTACTCCTGCATCTCCTCAGTTGTCTTCTATTATTGACCTAGACGCAGGTATGGGAGCTGCTATTGATAATAATGACGGGTTTAATGCAACCGTTGGAAATCCTGTTACGGGAGCATCTGCTAATGTGCCTGATCTTGGTTTTGATTTTGGTGCGGGTGGTGATATGAGCACTCCAACAACTACTCCAGATCCTTTATCTAGTATTGATTTAAGTATGGATAATTTAGGTGGCGTTCTTGGTACCGTAGATCCAAATAATCTTCCTAAAGAGGCAGAAACTCAAAAACTTAATTTACCTTTTGAAAAAGTTATGGATCTTGTAGATGATCGTATTGCTGTTCAAAAAGAAATTGATGATGCTGGCTTTAATCCTCTTAGCTTATTGCCATTTGGTAGTTTATTAGGAACTTCACCTAAAAGAAAGCAAAAAGCTATTACTGAAGTTTTAAATCAAAGTAGCGGTTCTGGTATATTTGGCACTGGTATAGGCGGTTCTACAGGTCTTTTTGGCACTGGCGCTGTTCAATTTAACCCTGTTTACGATAAAGATGGTAACTTTGTAGGTTCCCAAGGTGTTAACGCTGATGGTGAGACTGTGAGTTATTCTGGAAATATGCAGAGTAATAACGGTTATTTTGACGGTAATGGAGAAAATATATCAGGAGATATTGAAAGCTACCAAGAAGATATAGGGGGTCAAGGCGCTCCTGGCGGTATTAACGTAGAATACAATCCTTGTCAGCCTGGTTTTGAGTTAGATCCAGAAACTGGCACTTGTGTTCCTATTGATGTTGTTGGCGGAGGTGGCGGTTCTTCTGAGATGACACCAATTATTAGACCGATAACACCTCCTGTAACGACACCAGTAGAGCCAGATCCACAGCCCGCACCAGTTGTAAGTCCTGTTTTAAGAACGCCAAAACAGTTTAATATGGGCGGTGCGACTTCAGGATCTAACTTAGATGGTGCGATTAGTAGGTTACTAAGCTCGATGTCATGAATGAAATTAGCAAGTTTACAGATTTTTTAACGGATGAGGAACTTGCTACAGTAGCTCCTATGTTAGAACGCCTAACGACGTTGGACGATAGGGCTGAAAAACAAAAAGATTTCATGTCTTTTGTAAATCATGTTTGGCCTCAGTTCATTGAGGGGCGTCATCACAAGGTTTATGCTGAGAAACTCCAAGCTGTGGCAGATGGTAAGATAAAAAGGCTTATTATTAATATGCCGCCACGTCATACTAAGAGCGAATTTGCCTCTTATTTGTTCCCAACGTGGCTTATGGGCCGAGATCCTACTAAAAAAATCATTCAAGCGACCCACACGGCTGAATTAGCTGTTGGTTTTGGTCGAAAAGTAAAGAATTTGATTGATAGTGAGGATTTTAGGGACATTTTTCCTGATGTTAAGCTTGCATCAGACGCAAAAGCCTCTGGTCGTTGGAGTACTAACGGCGGTGGGGAGTATTACGCGGTTGGTGTGGGCGGTGCTTTGGCTGGCCGTGGTGCTGATTTGGCTATTATTGACGATCCAGTGTCTGAGCAAGACGCTTTAAGCGCTACTGCGCTAGATAATATCTATGAATGGTACACTTCTGGCCCAAGACAGCGTTTACAGCCAGGTGGTTCGATTATTATTGTGATGACAAGGTGGTCTATTAGGGACTTAACGGCAAAAGTTTTGCAAAGACAGAGCGAAAAAGGTGCAGATAAGTGGGATATAGTGGAATTTCCTGCAATTATGCCCTCTGGAACCTCTTTATGGCCTGAATACTGGTCTTTAGAGGAGTTAGAGAGCGTAAAAGCCTCTATTCCTGTTGCTAAATGGAATGCTCAATATATGCAAAATCCCACTGCTGAAGAGGGTGCAATCATTAAAAGAGAGTGGTGGCAGCAGTGGAATAAGGAAGACCCGCCCCCTTGTAGCTACATTATTCAAAGTTACGATACGGCATTTAGTAAGAGTGACAGAGCTGATTACTCTGCTGTTACAACTTGGGGTATTTTTACTGAAGATGATACAAATGAAGACCATATTATGCTTTTAGACGCTGTTAAAGGGCGTTGGGAGTTCCCACAACTCAAGCATGAAGCAAATGAGCTTTACAAGTTGTACGAGCCTGATATGGTTTTGATAGAGCAGAAGGGGTCTGGTATGCCGTTGACGCAAGAGTTGCGCCGGATTGGTATTCCTGTAACGCCTTTTACTCCGAGCCGTGGTGCAGACAAGTTTACGAGGATGCATTCTTGCGCTCCTGTGTTTGAAAGTGGAATGGTTTGGTGTCCTGATACGAATTTTGCTGATGAAGTTATGGAAGAATGTGCTTCTTTTCCCAATGGTGAACATGATGACTTGGCAGATTCGATGACACAGGCTATACTAAGATTTAGACAAGGTGGTTTTATTACAACACCCACCGATTATGATGACGACGATGAATATGCTTATAGCAAACGCAGAGAGTATTATTAAAGGAGAATAAGATGGCAGATGTTAATCCTAGTAAATTGATTATGCGACTTTTACAAGAGATGGCAGAGGGAGAAGCTGTTGCCCGTGGTAATAGAGCAGCTGCAATGGAAGCCGAAGAATCTGGCAAAACATTGTCTAATCGTGATATGGACTTGATTAATATGGCTTTAGGTAGAGGCGTTACAAAATCCGTTAGGCCAAAAGCCAGAAATATTCTTAAGAAAGCCAAAGGTGGTGCAATTCGTGCTTACAACAACGGTGGCGCGGTTATGTCAGGTCGTGGCCCCAAATATAAAGGAATGAGATAATGAAAGAAGATAATGGAATGGTTAAAACACCTAAGACGCCTACAGATGGCAATAGCCAAAATAAAATGGGTGTTATGACTCAATCTTATGAGAAAATGAAAAAGGCTCCAATTGAAGGTGGC